CAGACTTCTTTACCAATGCCGGACTTACTCCAGAGACCGAATACTTACATACAGATGAAGGTCACGACTTTTATCTCTTTCAGATAGTAGGTATGGGTGAATTAAGATTAAAGAATGAATGCCTTATAGAGATGGGTGATGATTATGTCTCTATCGAATTAGAAAAGATCCAATTTCATAAAATTAAATAATAACAATATGTCAAAGAAACTTATAGCAGCCTTTTTAACGGCCTTTATCATTACAGTATTTATCCTCTCCTTTTATTTAGAACCACTACATGCTATTGTAGAAGCTGTTCTTATTGTCTCACTCCTATCTATGGTGTCTTATATGCTATATAGTCTTATATTAGGCATATTAACCGTAGGAGAACCTAAGGACAAGAAAGACTATTACCTATAGTCGGTTTTCAAAATAACCTTTTTGGTATATTTTCAGAAAGTCTCCGGAATTTTTTTCGGAGAATTTTTTGTGTATAGGTAAGTAGTCTATTCTTTTAGTATGTCCCAGGAACATTGATAGCAGAAGTTATCCTCTTTTATTGGCCTTAGACACATTCGACATAGCATCGGCTCTTTCAAGGGTCTTATCGATGTCTGTTCTATTGGTTCTAAATTCTTTTCGTTTTTCGTTTCTTTGCTTATTGAATTCAATTCGTCTTTCATTGTCTTTCTTTATCGCTGATATATCTATCTGGATATTCTTTATCTGGTTATACATCTTTATACTGCCTATGATAGCGACAATGGCTACGACAGTTACTAATACTAGTGTGAACATTTGATTTTGTTTTTTATTTAATTTAATTTAATCATCGGTCTTAATCTTGACTACCACCTTCTTCACATATGAAGGACCGATTTTATGTGGTATGCCAGGTGAATGTACTTCTCCTGCCGGAAGATAACAGAATTTTCGATTATAAAGAGGAAGAATAACAGTAGGCATTGACTCTTTATAGTATAGAGTAACGTCTTTTTCTTCATCATAGTTAAACTTTACCTTGTTTAACTTAGGGTTGTAGTACTCTACCGCTTCTTGACCTTCTAAGACCATGTGGAGATCGTCATAGATTTCGTGAGACTCACATAGAGAGGAGTGACCCGTCACATAAGAAGAGATAATAACCGTACAATAGCCGAGGTCCCGAGTACCGTCTTCAGAATCGCTTGATAGACTAGAGAGATAGTCTTGTATCGAAGAGAAATTAGGCCTTCTTTGAAAGTAGTAATGAAGGTTAGAGAGATCATCGTAGATCATATAACATGGATTTGAAGAGCGGTGACCCGGGAGTTATCGACTAATCTTTTAATATATCTTTAATTTTCTTATCACGTACCTCACAATCATGAGCATGTAAGTGTTGCCACATATCTGCCTTTAGAGTATGAACCTGAGAGGTTAGAGAATCGAATACACTTCTTTCTACCTCTCTTAAACTATCGCATAGACTTAAATAATCTGACTCTAGAGTCTTAACCCTCTTTTCCAGTTCCTTCTTCTGCTCATGTTGTAGATAAACAAAAGCTAAAGTAGCCCCTAGTAATAAAAACAATACTTCTACCATAATAACATAATTTAGTTGCCTTTCAGCATATTAATACTTATACTTCTATATAATATACGATATATTTATCAAAGAAGCAACTATTACTTGCGAGTAAATGAACAAATTAGACCCGAATAAACTTTTTAATATCTTCAATGCCTCTGATGAGGCTGTATATGAAGAGCATAACATACAACATCTCTTTCAAAACCCTTACGTTTTGATGGGTATGGTGGTGAGGGGTCTGGAGAACTACTCTATCATCGATGGAATGTACATGATGAGATATAAGGAGCAGTATGAATCTGTAAGAGAGACTGTTAAAGAACAATTTTACAACCGTCTCTACACTTATCTCCTTAAGATAGACCTACAAAAGTTTGAAAACATCTACGTCATTACCGAAGAATATGATAAGATGGGAGTATTCTACGCCCTCGACCACCTCTTATACTACTATCAAGAAAAAGAATACTATGAAAGATGTGCCGTTATAAAATCCTTTGAAGATTTATTGAGGAATACAATGACTCCTCCTATCTACGACTACAATGTAGAGAGTTTACTACTTGAATTAAAACTAAAACCACTACAAGACTAGAAAATTTCGGGTCAAAATGCGCGCGATGCGCGTGGGGCCTTCGGCCTTTTGAGGATATTTCGCTAGCTCGCCCCTAACTCCTTCATTCTCACTAAAAAATCTTTGTTATTCACTAACTTAAAGTTGTTTTTCTGCGGAATAGTCCGTATCTTAAGGTATAAACTAATTTAAAAACATGTATATGAATTTAACTATTCGAGAATTAAATGAAATCATCTACGCTTTAGGTGTGGCTGAGTACAAAGGAATGTTTGTGGATAAAGAAACAAACTTTTCTGCTGGGGATAAGGTTAGAAATGAGCTTGAAAGGCTTATAAAAGAGGGTGAAGATCTTAGAAAGGTTGCTCAAGTCACTCCTACCGAAAAACCTAAAGTGATTACCCCTATTACCGATACAGGTTCAGAGGTTGCCGACTTTCTTATTGCAGTAACTGCTCATCTTCCGGAGACATCAGAAGAAAAACCAGTAAAAAAAGCTAGCTTTCCAGGTGCAAAGAAGAGTAATTTAATGAATCCGGAAAAATAATTTACAAAAGAGTGGCTATTCTGCGTTTTTTTATATATCTTCAATAATATATAAGATATTAGATATAATATAAAAATATTAAATAAATATATAAGATATTAAATATATAGATATATAAAGATATAAATATAAAACAGGGAAATCCTATAAAAAAAATCAAGTTATGTTAAGTGCCGAACAAATCCAATCAAATTGGGATAAACATATTAAGATTATTAACCATTACATTGGTGATGATCGTAAAAATAGCGTATTAGCTTTAGTAGAAACGTTAGCCGAACATATGGTAATGGCTCCTGCTAGTAGTAAGTCATGGTATCATAATGCTTTTCCGGGTGGTTATATTGATCACGTCAATAGAGTTGTACAATGTGCTATAAAACAAAAAGAATTATGGCAGTCTATGGGAGCTTCTATTGACTTTACCGATGAAGAGTTAGTAATGGCAGCTATCTTCCATGATCTAGGTAAAATTGGTGATGGAGATAAAGATTGTTATATTCCTCAAACAGATAAATGGAGACAAGATAAGTTACATGAGATGTATACTCCTAATCCTGAAATCTCGTTTATGTTAATTCCGGACCGTTCTCTTTATATCTTACAGAGATTTGGTATTAAATTATCTCATAATGAGTATTTAGGGATTAGATTACATGATGGTGTGTTTGATAAAGCAAACGAAGCTTATTTCTTTAGTCATAATCCAGACTCTCGTATGAGAACTAACATTGTAAATATTTTACATTCAGCAGACTTTATGGCTTCTAAGGTAGAATACGATATGTGGAAGAATAAAGGAGGTAGTACAGAACCTAAAGTACAAAAAGCTAAAGCAACTACAGGCCGTCCAGTAAACTCATCAGAAGGCCTTTCAAACTTAATTAAAAATTTATAATATGATTTGGATTATAGGATTATTAGGATTACTTTTAATTGTATCGATGTTCGCAATATATAACTTACTAGTTAAAGTAGAGAAGTATGAAGATGTCGTACAGGATCAAGTTAAATATCTTAATAATATTTCAGCAACTATAGCTGAAGCAAAAATGCACCTGCAGAAGTTAGATGAAAGTGGAACATTTCAGTCAGACGACGAGGTCGGTTATTTCTTTAAACAACTACAAAACGTACAAGAAGAGCTAAACCGATACATGCTCCCAACTAATTATGGCAAGAACGAAAGCTAAAAGTAATTACTTTACAAAAGAAACAGAAGACTACATAGTTCTCTATAATACTTCTACTGATCACGTTTATAGAGCTAAAATATTCACTGATCATATCTACATGCCGTTTTATAAACTGGCAGAGAATATAATTCATACCTTTAAATTTTACTACACTGATGTAGAGCATATAGAAGATCTCAAACATGAGATCGTTTCTGTTTTACTTGAAGAGAAGATAATGAAGTTTGATGCTACTAATGGAGCAAAAGCTTATTCCTACTTTGGTACAATTGTAAAGAGATGGTTAATCAACTATAACAATAAGAATTATAAGAAGTTAAAACAGATAGGATCATTCTCAGATGTAGAAGAGTCTTACGAACCGGATTTAGAAATTGATGGGCAGTTTAAAATGTCTCTATCAGCATTTCTAGATACCTGGATTGATGAGATGTATGAAAAGGTAGATGAATTCTTTCCTAAAGAACAAGAAGCTAAGATTGCAGATGCAGTATTAACCATCTTTAAAACTAGACACGACTTAGATATATTCAAGAAGAAAGCTCTCTATATTTATATACGAGAGATGACTGACTGCGAAACCCCTCACTTAACTAGAGTAATCTCTAAGCTCAAATCAGAATTCTATAACAAGTATTTTGAGTATAGTGAAAACGGGTTAGTAGTCAATATTCTTGACTAACCTATTTATTATTAAAAAAGTATGAGTTTAGATAAGAAAATTTTTGGAGAAACCTCTCTTGCTGATTTATTTCAAGAGATACATACTAATTCTAAATCTACCCGTTCACAAGTTACTGCTTTGATTGCAGAATTAAAACCTTTGATTGAAAGCATAGGAGATGCTACATTAGTAGTACCTATGATAAAAGAATATATGGAGATTGGTGTTAAGAATGATGAAGCTTTAATTAAGCTAGCTACTATTATTCAACGAATTGAAACAGGTCAATCAAAAGGAGAAGAATTCGATCTATCAGAATTAGCTGATTTATTACAAGAAGCTGAGACGATTAACAAAGAAGTAAACGAAACAGAGAATGGCGACCAGTAGAGCAGGTACAGGAGCAGGTGCATCAGGTGGTGGGAAGGGATCCGGAAGTAATTCGGGTACTTTTTACGGCCGTGTGGTAGATATTATACTAGATAATAAACACCCAAAGTATAAACAGATGGGTAGCGCTCTTGCTATTAACGGTTGCTTTTATGTAACAGTAAGCAGTTCAGGTGATGTTGACCCGGATGAAGCAGCAGAACCACCTTTTGCTTTTCAAGGAAATGCTAGGTATAAAGATATACCAGTATTAGGAGAGATTATAGCTATAGAATCAAGCCCAGCAGCAACAAGTGAGTCGGGTAAAGGTAATAGAAAAGCTTGGGTACGAATAGTTAACGTATGGAATGCTCCAGAGCATAACGCTTCACCTAATACATTAAATCCTAACTTCCAGAAAATGTTATTTGGAAAAGGATTTAAAGAAAGTGGAAGAATAAATCCTCTAATATGTTACCCTGGAGATACAGTAATACAAGGACGTCAAGGACAGTCTATAAGATTTACAGGATCTCAGCATATAAACAACCCGCTTGTTACAACGAAGACTTTAGGACAACCTTTAATACTAATAGCTAACGGTCAAATTACTGCAGCTAATGGATTCGATGGAGTTATTGAAGACGTAAATAAGAACTTTGGATCGTTATATTTTTCTGCTTTTCATCAAATACCTTTAAAGCAAGCTAATACTAGAAGACTTTCTTATAATAAAATACCAGATACCTCTAATGCTTATAATAAACCGCAAGTAATATTAAAC